CCTGCGCCTCTCCTTCATGCCCAACCGGACACGCCAGATCACCATGGGCGATGATCCTCAGCAGAAACGAGGCCTTCTGCAAGTCTCGGTCGTCTGGCCGGTCGGGCAGGGCATCATCGACGCGCTCGAAGTCGTCGATCAGATCATCGACCACTTTAAGAACCAGACCCTCTTCGCATCTGGCGTGAGGATCACGATCAGCAGCGAGCCTTGGGCGGCTGGCCCACTCCAAGAGGACGACCGGGTGCAGATACCCGTCTCCATTCCCTACCACGCCTTCGAACCGGAGAACTGACATGGCAAACAAGGCAACGAAGAAGGGCAGCAAGGTCTATGTTTGCGCCCTCGCCCAGAATACCGATCTCATCCAGTCCGCCTATGTGGCATTGACCTGGGTGCAGGTCGGCAAGGTCGGCAACGTCGGCGATTTCGGCGCCGACAGCACGATGAATAGCTACAACACGCTCGACGAGCCGGTGACCCAGAAGCAGAAGGGCACGGCGAACGCCGGCGACCCGCAAATTGAGGTCGCGTCCGTCTTCGATGATGCCGGCCAGATCATCCTGCGCACCTTCGGCGACCCGCTCAACCTCGACAATATGGCGATCAAGATCGAGCGCAACGACGGCGGCGCCGGGAAGACGAACACGATCTTCTACAGTCGCGGCGTTGTTTCCGGCCCGCTCTACCCGGGCGGCGGCTCCGACGACTTCGAGCTCGAGCGCTTCACGATCGGCCTTAACCAGCTACCGATTCGCGTCAACCCGACCATCATCCCGTAATCTGAAGGTGAACCATGGACATTTCCAAGCTCGTCAATTCCGAGCAGCTCTACGAACTGAAGCTCACCGGCCCGGATACGGACGAACCGATCGGCATCCGCTTCATGATCCGCTCGACCGAGAGCGACGCGGTCAAGCGCATCGCGCGCCAGCATAGCGACAAGTTCCTCGCCAGCCGCAAGAAGAAGCTGACGGCATCCAAGGTCGAGGCCGAGTACCTGGACCGGGCGGCGGCCGCGATCGCTTCCTGGGACTGGGGCGATCACGATTGGAAGGGCGAGAAGCCCGAATGCAACTTCGAGAAGGCCCGCGAGGTGCTGGAAGAGGCCGGCTGGATCTATGATCAGGTCGCATCTGCCGCGGAGGATCGCGCAAATTTTACGAAGAGCTCGGCGAGGCCCTAGCCGAGGCGGTCGCCGTCATCGCTCGATATGACAGCGTCCGAGATAAGGATGGCGAGACCAGGCGGGAACGCAATGAGGCGTTCGAGACTGAAAGTCCAGACGCAGAGGTGCCCGAACACGGCACCTTCATCTGGGATTGGTTCTGGGAACTCCGGCAGTCACAGCCGCCGGGCTTCTCGGGGCCGGTACCGGTTTCGAACCTTGATCTGATCGCCTGGTGCCAAGTCACGGGCAACATTGTCACACGCGAAGAGGCCTCAATTCTCAAGGCGATGGATGCGTGCTTTTGCGCTGAGATCGAGAAAGAGAGTGAGGCGATTAGAGCCAGAGAAGCTGCAAACTAACTGTCGGATGGCCCACCGTTCTTTGTCTTGGGTTTCCCTTTCAGTTCGACGACGCGGGCGCGGATCTTCTCCAACAATTCACGGGCGTCTTTCTGGACAAGCAACGCTTTCTCGATCGCATCGTCGGAACCGTAAATCGCGATAGAATCTACAACCCGGTCCACGCGGCGGAGTTGAGTCTCCGCTTTGCGCTCGATTTTCCTGAGCTCAGTGATGTTGGCTGCGGGGTCAACGGAGGCCGCTAATGCGGCGATAATCTCGGGTTCGTTGGAAACAAACTCCTCGCGTTGTTCCTCTTCCTTTTGGCGACGCTCTTCACGACGCTGCTCCGGCAACGATTGGTGTAGCGAGGGTAGGCGGTTCATGTGCCGGAGCGCTTCCGTCTTCGCTATGTCGACAGTCTCATACGGTTCGGAAAAATACGGTTCACGTCGATCGTTCGGGTCACCGATAGTGAATTTCCACCCACCATCGGATTCGAACACGGTGACGTTCTTGCCCTTGTAAACCTGAGTCGGGTTTCCCTTCTCGGAGCCACCCCATTCCTGTCGACGAGGCAGCGATTCTTGGTGCGCTTTCGGCGGTCTAGACTTCTGAAATAGATAAATAGCAGCACCTGCTGCGACCAATAAGACCAACCAGAAAATGCTAGCCTCCATTCGTGTGCGTCACCTTCGATCAAAGTGAAACACGCGTGTTGATTGATGTCGAGGCTCTAATATCCGCCTGGGCGAGAATAGGCACTTCGCCTACCGCACTTGTTCCCCCGGCATCGTACTGCCAGTCATATTGGCAGTTTCCCCGGTAGTAGGGAGTGCACCCCCGCCACCACAATCATTGTTCGCACAGACCGCGACAGCAGTCCCAACAAGCGCCACCGCAACGAGAGTCGAGGCGCCTACTTAAACTCTTCCTTGGTGCCGTCTTCGTAGACCACGCCGTGAACGCAAGTGCTTACCTGCACCTCATCGTGTTTCAACTTCAGAAGCCGTTCAAAAGTCATCGGCCATTTCTTTGTCGTTGTCACCGACCCACTAGCTGGGATCGATATGTCGCGGTCGAACGTGTCTGCTGCGACGTGTCCGCCAAGAGCATCTTTGAAACCAAAGTCAGCCGCAAGCATTCGGATTGGTTTCTGAGCCTGTGACTTAAGGGTGATCTTTACTTCGATGCTTTGATCATCGAGGCGCTGCACCGACCAATCATCGACCGGAAGAAGGTCAGCGTTACAGGCTGCGAATGCCTGAGCACCGGTCAGCGCGAAACAAAAAGCCAAACTCGCAATAGAGCGCATGAATCATCCTCCGATTGAAACGGCGGGACGATAGCGCACGTTCTCCGAAAAGGAAAAACTATGGCAGACATCGCCCAGCTCGGCATCCAGGTAAAGACGGATGGGACCGAGCGCGCCACGACGGAGCTGAACAAGGTATCCGGTGCGGCGGCGCGTGCGCAGGCGGAGGTCGAAGGACTGACCACCGCAAACCGGGGCGTGACTGGTGCGGCCTCCGCTGCCGCGAAGGCATATGCCGCCGAGGGCGCTGCTGCTGCGGCGGCGTCTAAGCAAATCCATTTGATGAACGTGGCAGCGAACCAGAACAACGCATCGGGGAAGGGCAACCTCGCCAATATCGCGGCCCAGTTCCAGGACATCGCGGTTTCCGCCCAGATGGGCATGGGCCCGATGCAGATTGCCTTGCAGCAGGGAACTCAGCTCGCCGCCGTGTTGTCGACGATGGAGAACCCAGTACGGGGGCTCGGTGAAGCATTCCTGTCGGTCATTTCGCCGGTAAGCCTGGTCACGATCGGGGTGATCGCTCTTGCGGCGGCACTCCTGCAATTCGTGGATTGGGCAAAACTTGCCCAGTCTGTGCTCATCGCCCTCGCTAACGTGTTGGAGCCGATCGCGCCATTCGCCGTCGCGGCTGCCGCAGCTTTGACCCTACTTTATGCACCATCGATCATCGGCGGCATCATCTCGTTGATCGCGCTGCTCGGTCGCCTTGTCGTCCAGTTGGGTATCGTCGCAGGAGCATTTGCTCTGGCGAACCCGGCGATTGCCTTCGTAGCCGGCATCACTGCGGCAGCCGCGGCGGCGATCGTCTTCCGCGACGAGTTGAAGGAGATCTTCGGCCGCGACATCGTCGCGGATGCAAAAAATGGCATCAACGCTGTCATAGGCGCGTTCGTGGGCGGCTATGAGGCAATCAAGGCGGTATGGGGGAAGCTGCCGGAGGCGATCTCGGACTTCGTCTATTCGACTGCCAAAAGGGTTATCGATGGCATTGAAAGCATGGTGCAGAAAGCGGTCGATGGGCTCAATAACCTGATCAACAAGTATGCCCTCTGGATGGCATCGATCGGGCAACCCCTCAGCCCCGAAACGTACAACAGCATGATCATCCCTCCTGTGGAATTCGGTCATCCAGAGAACCCGAATCCAGGAGCAGCCGGGGCGGCGCTGAAAGCCGCGCAAGATGCCTACAATTCGGCCCAAGGGACTGATTTCGTCGGCAAGGGCATCCAGGCTATCGGCGACTACGCGTCAACGGCGGCGGACAAGATCAAGGATTTTGCGAAGGGCCTGACCGACATCGACGAGAAGCCGAAAAAGCGCGGCAAGAGTGAACAGGAGAAGTATTCCGACCTCGTCGCAGGAGCCGGACGTCAGATCGCAATGCTCGAGGCGGAACGGGATGCAATGGGCCTGACGGAACGGGCTGCCGCCGCGCTTCGATACGAACAGGAGTTCCTGAACCAGGCGCAGCAACGCGGCATCTCACTCACTGACGCCCAGAGGAGCGAACTGGCTGGCCTCGCCGAGACAATGGCGTCGATCGAGGAAGAGACCCGGCTGTTGGGCCAGGCGCTCGACTTCGGCAAGATGCTGACCCAAGGGTTTTTCGACGACTTCTTCTCGGGTCTCGAACGTGGAAAATCTGTCTGGAGATCTTTCGGTGATGCAGCGCTCGGTGTCCTTGATCGCATCGCCGACAAGCTACTGACTGATGTCATCGACGCGGTATTCACCGTCAGCAACGCGGGGAAGGGTGGCGGTGGTCTGCTGGGACTTCTCGGCGGTATCTTCGGCGGCTCGTCTGCTGCTGATCCGTGGGCAGGCCTGCGTGGCTATGCGAGCGGCACCTCGTCGGCACGACCCGGGGTCGCTTGGGTCGGCGAGAAGGGGCCTGAGCTCGTGCGCTTCAAAGGCGGCGAGCAGGTCATTCCTAACCATCGGCTGGGCGTGACGCAGATGCGTGCACCGGCGAACCAGAACCACACGACCCGCTTCGAGTTTCACAGCAAGGTCACGGTCTCGGGCAACGGCGACAAGGAGCTGATGGAGCGCATGCGCCTTGCGACCGAACAGCAGATGCAAGCCGGCTTCGACGAATTTTCGCGCGTCGTGCTGCCCGGCCGCGTCAGCGAAATCAACAATGATCCTTATGCGGTGGGCTGATCATGGCGCTTGTTTTTCCACGGCCCATCGCGGAGTTCGCTGACAAGCTCCGGCTGTCGTCGGTCAAATTCTGGCTGGATGGGCAAGAGGAGTATTCCGGGCTCAGTTCCGGCGAGTTCCTGGCGGCAGACCTCGGGCCGAAGATTTGGAAGGCGGAAGTTGCGATGATCGATCTGCACCATGCCGATGCGGCAGAGGTGCAGGCGCTGATTGAGAGCATGGATGGTTCGATTGGGACATTCTATCTCTATGACCCCCGCAATCAGTATCCGCGGCTCGATCCTGGCGGCGCCATCCTCGGTGCGGCTAATCCGGTGATTGCCTCGATCGGCGCTAACCGGAAGTCGCTCACCATCTCGGGTCTGCCGGCCGGCTACAAGCTCTCGGTCGGCGATCTCTTACATCACGACTACGGTAGCAACCCGGTGCGCCGGACGCTCCATCGGGTCGCCGAAGTGGCGACCGCAAATGGTGGCGGCACCACGAACACCTTCGAAGTGCGTCCGCACCTGAAACCCGGCGCGGCGGTCGGGCAGGCAATCACCCTAATCAAGCCTGCTCCCAAGATGAAGATCATCCCCGGTTCGTTCGATCCGGGGACCGGTGAAAACGTCTTCACCTCGGGCATGCGCTTCCAGGCGCAACAGACTCTCTAAGGATACAGGCATGGTCAGAGCAGTAGACAGCGCGACGTCTGCCTATGTGCAGGCGCGCCAAGGGGTTATCCCGCGCAGCTTTGTCTGGATCACCGCCAAGAACCGCACGACCGGCGCGCCGGAATCGATCGGCTTCTGGAATGGCGAGGATACGGTCGACGTGACCGTTATGTCGGGCGAGACGGGCCTGCCGGTCACGCGTACCTATCACGCCTGGGGCTCGCTCTTAAGCGTCGGCCAGATCAAGCGTTCCCCGGAAATCGCCATCCGCACCGTTCAGATCGCGCTCAGTCAGGTGAGCGCTGCCGTGCAGCAGACGTTCCGGGGCTACAATACCCGGCTGGCGCCGATCGAAATCCACCGTGGCTTTCTCGATCTCGATACGCACGAACTCATCGCGCCACCGGTGATCCAGTATTTCGGCTTCATCAACAAGGCTCCGATCAGGACCCCGGCGAAGGGTGGCGAGGGCGGGGTTGCCGTGGAGGTGGTTTCGCATGCCCGCGTGCTGACACGGACCAATCCGGCGAAGCGGTCGGACGAAAGCCAGAAACGCCGGGGCGGCGACCATTTCCGCCGATACAGCGGCGTTGCCGGTCAATGGGAATTCTGGTGGGGCGAACACAAGGGCACGATCACGCCGCCGTCGGCGTCCTCCAATCAAGAGCAATTCAGGGGTGGCCAATGACGCGTTTCGACGATTGGTATCCGCGCCTCGTTGCCTATGTCTCGCGCGTGCGGTCCCTGCCGTTCGAGTATGGCCGACATGACTGCGCGCTGTTTGCGGCCGGCGCCGTCGAGGCGATGACAGGCACCGATCCTGCCGCCAAGCTGCGGGGCAAGTATTCGACGCTCGCCGGCGGCCTCAAGAAATTGCGCCGCCTCGGCTTCGACAATCATGCCCAATTCGCGGCATCGATCTTGCCTGAGGTGATCGAGGGGCCGGCTTTCGGTCAGATTGGCGATATAGCTGCGCTCGATCTCGGCGGCGGCGCCTGGTCGCTCGGCCTGGTGCAGGGCTCCCGCATCTTTGTCACGCAACCGGACAGCGCTGGCCTCGGCACTGTCGACCTCCTCACGGCTTCCCGCCTCTTCCGGGTCTGATCCTTCATGCGTCTTTCCGTTCTGCTGCTGGCGGGCTGGTTCCTGCTGGCGACGACTTCCTATGCTCATGCCGATCCGGTTTCCGCGATCGTCGGCATCATCAGTGCCGTCGCAAAGATCGGCACGATCGGGCAGCTGTTGCTCGGCGTGGCGCTCAAGGCTGGCGCGTCGCTGTTGGCGCGTGCGCGCTCGAAGCGCGAGGAGCAGCGGCCGGCGGGCGTGAAGGGCTCGATGACGGTCGGGGGCGACAACCCGATGTCGTTCATCATCGGCACCTATGCGACGGCAGGCCAGCTTGAATATGTGAACTCCTACGGGAAGGCCGGCAAGACGCCGAATGCCTACCTGGTGCAGGTGGTTTCGCTCTCCGATTTGCCGGTTTCGGCTATGTCCAGCACCGTCTGGATCAACGGCGAGAAATGCACGATCGACTGGAATGCTGCCCCGACCGACGCCGGCTATCCCGTGCTTCAGTATCGCCACAAGGGTACCGATCATCTATGGGTGCGCTTCCGTGACGGCACACAGACCACGGTCGACCCTTACCTGTCGAGCACCTTCGGGGCCGACGCGACTCGACCGTGGGTCGCCGACATGATCGGCCGAGGCGTGGCCTATGTGATCGTGACCGCGCGCGTCAACCGGGAGGTGATGACCAGTCCGCCGCGCTGCAAGTTCGTGCTTCAGGGCATCAACCTCTATGACATCCGCAAGGACACGACCGCCGGCGGCTCTGGCTCCCATCGGTGGAGTGATCCTTCGACCTGGGAATGGAGCGACAACCCGAAGGTCGCTCAATACAACCTGCTGCGGGGCCTCTCCTATAACGGCGAGTGGTTCTATGGCGGCCAGAACCTGGCCGCCTTCCAGCTTCCGGCATCCAACTGGATGGCGGCGATGAACGAGTGCGATCGGCACTGGCAGTTGCCGCCGACGGCACGGAAAAGCAGTTCCGTTGCGGCGCCGAGATTGCGCTCAACTATCAGCCGATCGAGGCGATCAAGGAACTCGACAAGAGCTGCAACGGCCGAACGGCCGAGCTTGGTGGCATCTACAAGACCGTCTGCGGCATGCCGGGACTGCCGGTCTATTCTTTCACCGACGAGGATATCGTCATTACGAGCGAGCAGGAGCAGGATCCATATCCGAGCCACCAACAGACCTATAACGGCGCGCATGCCAGCTATCCGGAACCCGCCGAAGACTGGACCACGAAGGATGCGCCACCACGCTACAGCGCCGCATATGAAGCGGCCGACGATGGCCAGCGCCTGATTGCCGATCTCAGCTATCCTATGGTGCCGTATGGCACGCAGGTGCAGCCTCTGATGTATGCGGCGATCGAGGAAGAGCGCCGCTTCCTCCGTCATACCGGCACGCTGCCGCCTGAAGCATGGCTGCTGGAGCCGCTCGATCCGATCGCCTGGACCTCGGCCCGCAACGGCTATGTCGGCAAGGTGTTTCTGCTTGGCGATATGGACGATCTACCGGGCGTCAACCAGGTGGTCGCTTTTCGCGAACTGGACCCGCTGGATTATAGCTGGTCGTCGGACAGGGAACTGCCGGTTTCCACAGGTCCAACCGGGCCGATCGTGCCACCGCCGCAGGCGATGACGGGATGGGCAGTCGGGCCGGCGGAGGTTCCGGACGCTGCCGGTACTGCACGCCGACCGGGCATCAAGATTGCCTGCGCTGCGGATCTCGACGACGTAGCGCGTATTCACGTCACGATTCGCGTCAAGGCGACGGGTGTCGTCGTCTTCGATAGCGACCAGACCCCGTACCCTCGGCCGGGAAGCGGCGCCACATATGAATGGGTGCTTTCGGGTGCCTGGTGCCTGCCGTTAACCACCTATCAAGCGCAAGGCCGGTACGTGCCGTTTTCGACCCGGGAAACCGACGCATCGGCCTGGCTCGATGTGATCACACCGAACATTCTGATCACGGACGTTTCGGTCGGCCTCGGCCAGGTTCGCGACGACGTCAAGGATCGCTTCGAAGACATTCAGTCCGAACTGGATAACTTCTTTCGGCCGCGGATCGAAGAACTGGCAGTGGCTTGGATGACTGAAGCTGCTCTTGGTCAGACGCAGCGTCACGAGATCACGGCGCAGGTTGGCTCCTCGCTTGCGAAGATCGCAGACGAAACGCTGGTCAGGGTAAGGGAGGATGAGGCGCTTGCAGCTCGCATCTCCACTGTACTGGCGCAGATCGGTGACGTTCGGGCCGAGGTCACGAAGGAGCAGGTAGCGCGTGTAAATGCCGATGGCGCCTTGGCGTCGGACATCACGTCGCTCAAGGCTTCGGCCGCAGATAACAAGGCGGCCATCTTCTCTGAAGCGCAGGCGCGCGCGAACGCCGACAGCGCATTGGCCTCGAGCACGATGTCGCTGACATCGACGGTCGGGAACAATCTCGCACGGCTGATCGCAGAGGAGCAAACCCGAGCGAACGCGGACAGCGCGCTAACGACCAGCGTCAACGGCGTCAGTGCCGATCTCAACGGGCGGTTTGCGCAAGGGCTGGTGAAGTTCGAGGCGGCCGCCGACCAGTCGGGCGTCACCTCTCGGTTCTCGGTGATGCTGCGGGCGAATCTTGCGTCCGCGTTCAAGGACAGCGGCTTCTACATCGAGATCTACACGGAGGGCGGGGTGCTCAAATCCCGCTTTGCTGTGAAGGCCGATCAGTTCGTTGTCTGGAACGGTGGCAGCAATGCCTTCCTGCCCATCGTCATCGAGAACGGCGAATTGAAGCTCAACATCGCAAACATCGGCTTGATCCGAGCTGGTCGCATGCTGTCGCCAGACGGCAAGGTCGATTTCAACCTCAATCTCGGCACCTTGGAGTTTTACAGCTGATGGTCCGCACCATGATCGGTATCGATTCTACAGGTGCCGCCTGCATCAAGATCATGAAGAATAGCGCGGACGATCCGCGCACCACGCCGGATAGCGAGCGCTGGAAATTCCTCTACAACAGCAAGCTCGGCATTCAGGCGAGCTTGTGTGACATCTGGGTCGTGAACACCTTCCAGGCCGGAAACGGCGTCACCTACTACCCTCCTGGCGCCAATGCCGCGACGTTCACTTACATGTCGCTGACCGTTGCGCAGGGGACGTTATGGGGCTTTCGCAACTCGGCGTTTCCGACGCTCCGCTACAACGTTCCCCTGTTCGACGTGAAGGCTAAAAAGGGCGGCGGAAGCAATCGTTACAATCAACAGATGGTCGCCTGGACCGACAGCGGGGAATATTACCACGGTCAGGGCGGCTACTACGCCGTGGGGAACTACGCCCAAATGGGATGGGCGGAGAACATGGTTCTCAACAACAGCCTTGGGAACTTCGCATACGGCATGCCCATAATCGTCACGCCGAATGACGGAATTGACGCCTTCAACAAATTCCGATCTCGCGACAAGCGTCTGAACGTTTGGAACCTGCCGGGCAACAATGTCGCCCCGGATGACTCTCCGGTATTGGCGCCGAACGGGACCAAGACCATCAAGATATCGTCGACCGCATTGAAAATCGCCAAGCCGGGTTACAACGTTGATACTGCCACCGTCCAGCAAATGGCCTTCGATGCCTCAAAGATGCCGGTGAAGGTCATTGCTGCGGCTGACATCGCGCTTCCTGCCGGGATGAGCTATTACCAGACCGGTATCCCTTTGCCCGATACCGTGGTGCTTGACGTTCACTTCTACGACAGCGCGACGATCATGTATCCGTCGAACCCGCAAGTCCTCGATTTCGGTGCGGAGTATTGGTTCGATGGGAGCCTGATCGGCTTTGAGGCCTCGAAGGCGATGCGGGCACGTTTCATGCTCTACATGGAAGACGTCAGCGGCCCAACGGGGGGATCGAATAAGATACTTCGGCAGTTCGAGGACGGCGGCCGTGTCGTGCAATTCCTTCGTCCCGGTTCCGCAGATCCGCCCGGCTGGGCAGATATTGTTATCGACACCCGATGGCCGCAGGTGCAGATCCTGAAAGAAGGCTATTTCACCTTCGGCGCTGGCAACGGGGTTATCACGGATATTCCCTTTGATGGGACTGGCATGTTCCCGATGGTGAAATACCTCACACACCATGGCGCCGGGAACGGTGCGAGCCTCGGGCAGAACAACCTTCCAATGTCGTGGAGTGCCATGTGGCGCCTGCCGTTCGTGAAACGGCTGAAATATCCCTACAACGGCCAAGCCCACGCTGGGGAAAGCACTTTCTGCGAACTGACGGCGAACAACGCTCGGTTCTACACCTTCACCGGCAACGTCGGCGATTACTACAATCGCAGCGATAGCCCTGGAACCTGGCGAACCTCCGGGGCCTACGCGCCGGGCGGCATTCGCTATTACATCTTCGGCATTCCAGCTTAGGAAGCTCCCAACATGACCACTCCTTACACGGCAGGGACCGTCACCCTGACGAATGGCAGCGCTGTGATCGCGGGCATCGGCACGGCCTGGCAAACCGCGCTGATCGCCGGCGGCATTCTGATCGCGGAAGCGGACGGCAACCCGCTACCGATCCTCTCGGTCGACAGCAACACCCAGATCACCGCCGCCATCAAATGGAAGGGAGCTTCCGGCACCTATCCTTATGCGATCATGCGCGACACCGCCTATGGACAGCAGACAGTTGCCAACGCTCAGGCGCTGGCGAACTACCTCACGCGGCTGGACACGCCGACGCTCTCGGCCTTGAATGCCCTCGGGCCGTCGATGATCGCTGATAGGGTGCCGTTTGCGACGAGCAACGCCGCGATGGCGTGGGCACCGTTCACCAGCTACGGGCGAACACTAGTGGCGGCAACGACCGACGCGACCTTTGCATCGGCTGCAAAGGTTGTGCGGCGCTCTGGCGGCTCGAACATGGGCGCCAGCAATGACGTCATGCTCGGATGGCACTCCACCGAAGGGCAGCTCATCGCCCAGATAGATGCGGTGCCGCTCGGCAAGGTGTGGACGGACTACTACGCGACGACTGCCGGCGCCGCTGACATGCGTTCCAAGATTGGGGCATTCTCAACAGCGGGCGGTACCGTAAACGGCGCTGTCACTGTCGCCGGCGACCTTACGTTATCCGGTTGGGTCTACGCCAATGGCGGAATGGTTCGCATTAACGGCGCTTCTGGATCGACCAGGCAGGTATTGCTGACCACGAATGGCCAGGCCCGCTGGGGCATTGAAGCCACCGCGGAAGCCGAGACCGGAAACAATGTCGGATCTAACCTGGGCTTCAGCCGCTACGGCGAAGGCCCTACATGGGAAGGCTACGCCTTTAGCGTCAATCGTCGCTACGGGATTGTCGAGACCAGGCAAACTCCGCTGATGCACTGCTATGCGGGACAGGGGACGGCAACACTGGGCGCCGGACAGCACCACGGCATCCTTGGTTCAACATTCGGGTTCGACTTCCTACGTGGCGGCAGCGGCTCAGCGTTCACCATTGGCGGCAATCCCGGCATCGGCGGCCGCGCCGTGCACATCCCGGTTGCAGGGTGGTACAGGTTGACGGCGTGCGCTGTCGTGAATTCGCCGTCGCCATCTGTGTTCGGACTTGGCGTCAACGGCAACTCGTGGGTGGCCATGTACTGCCCGACAAACGCTTGGGTCAGCATGACCCGAACGGTGATCGCGTACATGAACGCCAACTCGTACATCTCTTGGTGCGGCATCACCGGTTCAACCGTGATGAGCTTGGAAAACTCAAGCTTGAGCATCGAATTCATCCAATTCTAAGGGGGTCTCTATGGAGTACATCGTCACGCTTGAAACGTCGCCAGAGGATGACAAGGCTCTGGCCCACGTCTACCGATCGGGCGGCGTTCAGTTCGCCCTGAACTCTGTTACGCGGAGCGTCGTCAATTCCGCCCGTGACCAGCTCGTGCGTTTCGAGCGAGAGGCGGCGGCAAGGGAAGGCCGGCTTCTCATCGGAGATGACGACACCATTATTCGTGCTGCACTGGCGCCGGATGCTGAAACCCGCGAAGCGCAAACTTTGGCCAGGATCGCGCAAGAGCGTGCCGAGATGGAAAAGAACCAGCCGTTGACCGCGCGTCAGCTTCGCCTCGGCCTTGTCAACAATGGCTTCTCCCTTGCCCAGGTCGAGGCGGCGATCGACGCGCTGCCGGATGGGGCTGACAAGGAAAGGGCTCGAATCGAGTGGCAATATGCCGGCGAGTTCAAGCGGGATCATCCATTGCTGATGACAATTGCCGCGCAGCTCGGGATCTCGGCCGAGCAGTTCGAAACCATGTGGGCCGAGGCGCAGAAGCTGTAGTTCGTCTCGCTTACAGCCAGATGGTGAACCCACCGATCACTATCAGAGCGCCGCCTGGCCAAGCCGGCAGTGCCCCGAGCCAGTCAATGAGTCGGTCCCAGGCGGCGACTTGCTCGGCGGGAAGGTTTCGACCCTGGTTGAGGCTGCGTACGAGGCCCTCAGCTAGTGTTCTTCTGGTCAGCCAGAACAGCCCTGCAATCAGAACGATCGCGCCCAAAGCATCCATCGACATTCCCCTCTAGATAGCTCGCGTCACCACCTCGGTCGCGACGGACACCAGCAAAGCCGCTAGCGCGACGGCCGTTCCATATCGCGCGATCTTAAAGCGGCGCCTGCGAGCGCCATCCCAATCATAGCCCATCATGCTCCCCCCTGAACGAGAGCAACCTTGCGTCCGTGCTTGTGGCGCTGGACAAATACGGGAGCAAGGTAGACGTGAGGCTTGA